TCTTGACCTTGGGTGAAGTGCAACGTATGGTTGATACGTCTGTTGATAAAGAGTATATGTCTGACATCTTTAATAAGATGCTAGGTAACCGTGGCGCAGCTAAGGGTAACGACATTGACGTAAATAAATCAGAAGGTTTTGTTGCTGATGGTTTCTCAAATCTTACAGATTACTTTGAGTCAGACTATGTAGAAATTCTTACTTTCTACGGTGACATCTACGACACAGAAAGCGGTAAGTTTGTAAACAATCGTGTTATAACAATTGTTGATCGTGCGTATGTTTTGTCTAATGAAGAGAACCCTAGCTACTTAGGTCGTGACCCTATTTTCCATGTAGGGTGGCGTGACCGTCCTGATAACTTGTACAGCATGGGGCCACTTGATAACCTTGTAGGTATGCAATACCGCATTGACCACCTAGAAAACCTCAAGGCGGATGTCTTCGATCAGATTGCTTACCCTGTCTTGAAGATTCGTGGTGACGTAGAGGACTTTGACTTTGAGCCGAATGCCCGTATCTACTTAGGTGACGAAGGTGATGTAGGTTATCTTGTACCTGACAGCACAGCACTTAATGCTGACTTTCAGATTAGAGAAATAGAAGCTAAGATGGAGATGATGGCTGGTGCTCCTCGTGAAGCTATGGGTATCCGTAGTGCTGGTGAGAAGACAGCTTTTGAAGTCAACCAGCTTATGACAGCTGCTGGTCGTATCTTCCAACACAAGACTGCTCACTTTGAACGTGTGTTTCTTGAGCCTATCTTAAATGCTATGCTTGAGGTATCTCGCCGCAACATGGACTACGAGGATACAGCTAAGGTCTTAAACGAAGATACTGGTTTGTACTTTTTTACACAGATTACTCGTGATGACATCAAGGCTAACGGTAAGATCGTACCTATGGGTGCTCGACACTTTGCTGAACGTGCTCAACGTGTACAGAACCTTACTACCATGTATCAAATTAAAGCCTCCGATCCTAGCATTGGCTCACACCTTTCAGGTAAAGAGTTTGCTCGTTTGCTTGCAGATGAGTTAGGTGAGCCAGCATTGTTTGGTGAGAACATTGCAGTGTCTGAACAACTTGAGACACAGAAGGTTGTCACAGAGGCTCAGGTTGAGTTTGAAGCAGAGCAAGAGGAAAAGGCTGAACGAGGTATGCAGGAACTAGAACCTGCACCTGAGCAAGCCCCTGAGGAGCCTATTGAATGAAGGCAGCTTGGTTCAAAGACTGTAAGACAAAGAAAGAAAAAGAAGCGGTAGCACAAACATTGCAGTCCCAGAGAGAGGGACTAGACCGCCTCAAAGAAATCCTAGAGCCTATGCTAAAGGATACTACCCCTGCCGCAGACTATGACTCACCATCGTGGGCATACAAACAAGCAGATCGCAACGGGTTCAATCGAGCAGTGACCACTGTGTTGGACCTTATTAACTTAGACAAGGAATAATAATGAGTGTATTTTCTGAGGAACAGGTGACCCCTGTTGAACAGAGTGAACAAGTATCAGCCTTTGAGGAACCAACCAGTCCCTCAGTCTTGGGTGATCTTGTGGGAGAAGGACGTAAGTTCAACGATGTTGAGGCTTTAGCAAAAGGAAAGCTGGAAGCAGATCGTTTTATCGAACAGATGAAACAAGAGAATGCTTCTTTGAAAGCAGACCTAGAAAAGCAAGCATACAAACTTGGAGTTACAACTAAGATGGAAGAAATGGCCTCGGCACCCACAACCGAACTTCTTGATCCCAATAATAACAATAGTGGCACTACGAATACAGCTAATACCCAGCCAAGTTCGAGTGAAGCAGACATTGAGAGCCTAGTTGAACAGACCCTGAGAAAGCGAGAGCAGGAAAGTGTTGCTAAAAATAACATTGCTCTAGTTGAATCGGAACTTGCACAAGCCTACGGAACAGAAGCAGCAGCTGCCGTGCAGCAGAAAGCTAATGAACTAGGGCTACCGATGGCAGAGTTACAAGGTATGGCTGCAAAGTCACCAGCTGCGTTTATGCAGTTGATGGGTAAGTCAGCACCTCGTTCTAATCCATTAGTGCAGGGGAGCATTCGTACTGAGGGTTCTACAATGCAAGCATCCTCTGAGAAGGACTTTGGTTATTACCAAAAACTTCGCAGGGAAAACTCGACAGAGTACTATAAACCGTCTACTCAGCGACAAATGATGGCAGATGCCGAACGTCTGGGTGACAGATTCTATTGATAAAGGAAGAGAACAATGGCTGGTAATACAGTAGCTACTCTCGCATTAGCCAAACGTGCAGAAGTTTGGGGTGCAGAGCTTAAGGAAATCTTGCGGGATGAACTGCAAGGCATGAAATACGTTAACTGGTTGAATGATTTCCCAGATGGTGATACATTCAAGATCCCATCTTTGGGTGATGCAACCGTTAACGACTACACTGAAGATGCGGCAGTCACATACGATCCGATTGATGATGCGCAGTTTACATTCACCATCACTGAGTACCTTCAGGCTGGTAACTACATCACTAACAAAGCGATGCAGGATGTTTACTACTCAAACCAAATCATGTCGCAGTTCGTGCCTCTGCAAGAACGTGCTTTGATGGAACGTCTTGAGACAGACATCATGGCTCTGGGTGGTCAGCAAACAGTAGACAACGGTAACGCAATCAATGGCGTTGACCACCGTATGCTGGGTTCTGGCACAGGTAACAAGATTGCCGTTGAAGACTTTGCTAAGGCACTCCGTGCTTTGAAAACTGGTAAAGTTCCACAGCGTAACCTCGTTGCTATTGTTGATCCGTCTGTTGAATTTGAGATGAACACATTGTCTCAGTTGACAAACGTATCTAACAACCCACGTTGGGAAGGTATTGTTCGTGATGGTATCGCAACTGGCATGTCCTTTGTTGCTAACATCTACGGCTTTGATGTATACACATCGAACTACCTGAAAACAGAAACTGCTGAAACTATCGGCGGTACAACTGTTAACAACGCAATCACCAACATGTTCTTCTCTGCGGATCAGACAGTGTTGCCTTTCGTAGGTGCATGGCGTCAGATGCCAAACGTGGACACAGAGTACAACAAAGATTACCAGCGTACAGAGTTTGTAACTACTGCACGTTATGGTATGAAACTGTACCGTCCAGAGAACTTGGTTACAGTTATGACTGCGCCGTTGGCGTAACATAATTACAAGGGGAGGGGAGAAATCTCCTCCTCTTACTTTTTATACTTGACAACTATTTTACTTGTGTGTATAATAGTCTTAACAAGTCCCCCCGGTAAGGATAACATAACATGGCTAACGTAGAACATTCATCATTAACAGGTAGTGCATTACACGAACCTAAGGGTGTAGCCACAGCCAACAGTGGTGAAGCATACGTTGCTAACGGTTCTGGTAGTGGGGTATGGCAACGTATTCACCGTCACCTTGGAGCAGCTACAGCATTCTCTGCTACTTCTCCTTTTGCTTACACTCTTGATACAGACATTGTTGAAAAGTTTCTATCCTTTCCAGTAGACTCTTCGCATGTAAGAGGTTTTACTGTAGTAACTTCTCCTAATTTACGGTTTCGTTACGATGACCCTACAGAAGTAACATCTTTGATTAACCTCACAATGTCATCTTCACAGGAATCCGGTAGTTCAAAAGATGTAGAGTGGGCTTTGTTTAAGAACGGTACGGAGATTGGTGGATCAAGGGCTATTCGTTCTATTTCTTCGGGTTCTTGGGGTTCTATCTCTGTTACTGCTGTTATCTCGTTAGCTCAAAATGACTACATTGAAATTAAAACTAAAGCGAATGCTGACAATGTTGACGTAAACTATGCCAACATCTACGTCTCTATTATTGGAATGAGTGCATAACATGAAGATGACTCTCCTCGAAATGGTTCAGAACATCTTATCCGATATGGATTCGGAGGAGATCAACAGTATTTCTGATTCAAATGAAGCTGAACAGATTGCTAAAGTAATTGAGAATACTTACTTCAATCTTATCTCTACTCGTATTATTCCTGAACATGCTCAAACAATTAAGTTAGTCTCGTACTCTAGCTCTGCCCGACCAACTCACTTCTCTTTCCCTACTCGTGTAAAGAACATTGAGTTCTTGGACTACAACGTATCTGAGAAGGTAGGTGGGGTAGAGTACAAACGCCTTACATACTTAGAGCCAGATGCTTTCTTTGGTTTGTCAGACAAGCGGGACAGCCTTGCTTCTAATGTTGTACAGGTCAATGATGTACAGGCAGACAGTATACTACTTATCCGTAACGATGTAATGCCTGAGTACTACACATCGTTTGATGACGAGAACATCGTACTGGACTCCTACAAATCCACCATCGACAGCACACTAACCTCGGCTAAGACACGAGCATACGGTACAAAGTACCCTGTTTTTGATTCCTTTTCAAACACATTCACTCCTGACATTGATGATGTAATGTTCCCGTACCTCCTAGCTGAAGCTAAATCTACAGCCATGTCCTTGTTTAAATCAGGTGCTGATCCTAAGATTGAACAG